TTACTTGATTTTCCTGTGTATTGAACAGTTTCATTTAAAAATTTTCCTGCCAATAAAGGATCGCTATCACCTGTTAAAACTTTTCTAATAACAATGTATCCACTTGTGGGAAAATTTGACGCATCTGTTAAAGTAATTGTTGTAGCTGTAGATGTAATATCTCCGTTTAAAGTTGTATTTAATTCTAAAGCTTGAACTGAAACTCCTCCTACTGCTTCTTTAACTGAAGTAAATCTTACTTGGTCATCAACTAAAAGCCCACCATCAGGAAAACTAAAAGTTAAAGTTGTATTGCTTGCTGTAGAAAAAGGATTGTTAGGTAAAAAATCTTCAGTTGCAAATTCAGTTCTAGCTGGTCTTGCTCTTTGTAAAGCTTGTGGATCAGCACTTGTAGGTTTAGGTTGTAATTGAGGTTGCTTAGGTTCAAATTCAGATATATGTACCCATGCTCCATTCCATTCCCTTACCATTTCAAGATAAGGAAAAGCTAGTCCCGATCTATCTGATATAGCGAGTGCATGTTTACCTGAAGCAAAAGTAGTCATAATTAAGCATTAGGATAGTAGACCTTAGGAGCAATATATGTACTTGTAATATCAGCATCCTCTTTTACGGCTCTAGCCAATTCATCCTCATAAAAAAGTTTCATTTCTTGTGTTCTTTGTGGAGCATTTTTTTGTGATAAATAAAATGCTAATCCTGCAGTCATGCAAGGTGCAAAACGATAAGGTACATTAACTGCATTAGTATAAGCACCTCCGTCTTGAATTCTTCTGTTATAATAAATATTTAATTTATTTCCATCTTCTGCTGCACCAGGAGTTAAATATAAAGTTAAAGTTGTTCTATCAACAAATCTCTGAATAAAAAAAGAAGTAGGAGTTCCTTTTGCAGCTTTATTAGAATAGCCTTGATACTGAGATCTACTAACTTCAGTCATAGGTGAGTCAATGTCGCTAGAAGTAATTCTGTAATTACATTCTAATATATTGTCCATTCCCGTAGCATGTTGAGTTACGGTATCTCCACTGGTATGAGTAGCAGCCGTCGTTCCATTAGAACCACGTATAGCTCCAGTAAGATTCGCTGCTCCTGTGGCCGCTGATTTTCCAGTGTATCTAATTGTTTCAGTTCCTATAGTAATAGTTCCTCCACCTTGATTCGCGCCAGGCATATCTTTGACCTGGGTCAAGGGAATATCTGTTACTGCAGCATTAATGCTTCCAGATAGAGTTGTTGTTAATCCATTAGAAGCTCCATCCTGAGGAGATCGATAAGTAGTATAAACATTTTGTCCATCTACTAAAGTAAAACCTTGGTTAGCTACTTCCCAATAATGAAGTCCTCTATTACTCCATTCAGAAAGCAATAAATTTAAAGATCGTTTAGCTGTTTTTAATTGATAACCAGAAACGTTTTGAAGTCCAATACGTTCGTAAGATTCTTCTACAATCTCATCAATTGGAAGACTCTTATCAAAAGTGTATGAGTGCGAAGTAGTGTTAGCCATTTAGCTTCCTACCCGTCGTAAAATACAGTAACTCCGTTAGCTACTCCATCTGCTGAAGAAAAATAAGCTCCATCTTCAAACAGAACTCCATTATCTGGAATGTAAGGTTCTATTAATTCAGCGGTAGTAGTTGTCGGAATTGTTAAAAGTGTAGTTCCAGTCACAGAAGAATTTTTAAATTCAATTATTCCTGCTGTTGTTCCACTTCTACCCTGTAGTCCTCTAATACGAGTTCTTCCTGCAAATACACAACCTACTTGTGGATCTTGCGCTGTCCATCCTATTTCAGCATTATTTGTAATTGCTGCATCTACTGACACTGCCGTTACTGTTGTAAATAAATTAGTAGTACTGACAGTTGCTCCAGCTCCTGGACCTGCAATAGTTTCACTTTGAGAAGCATTGTTAGCTCCCGTTCCTGTGATAGTAAAATTAACTCCAGTATTAGCACTACCTGCATAAACCGTTACGATCGCTGCATTGTTAGAACCAAAAGTAGCTGTTCCGTTAGAAACACCTGCTCCATTTAAAGTTAGAGAAGCTGCCCCACTCGTAGTTTGAGCTGCACAAATTCCATTTCTATCAGTAGCGGATGCTGCTGCAAAATATTTACTCTTTATACTTGATACATTTGGCATAATTCTATTCTCCTAAAATTTCTAAGCTCCCGAAGGAGCTTAGAATAATTTTATTATCTTTGTTGTACCGTTTGAACGTAGTCAACATAAAGATCGTTAGCTACAGTTCCTTTACTCTCAGTCATCATCTTCAATTCCATAAGAAGATCATCAGGAACAGTTGTTGCTGCTTGTACTCCAGAAACAGTACCATTTATATAAAGGGTAAACTGATTCGCAGTAATAGTAGGTTCTGAACCTGCTGGTTGATATAAGAATCCCAATCTAACACTATTGTCAGGCATGTTGTATGCAGTTGCTGACTGTGCAGTTACACTTGAATCTTGTTGTACAAATGTACTTCCTGCTTCTAACATAGTGAAAGATACGCCGGCTCCATTTTTTCTAGATACAAACTGAATTGAAGTTGTATCTTCTAAATGAGTAAATCCAATACCATCATCTGGTACTGCATTTGGGTTAGCATAACCGTTAGCCGCAAAACCAACAAAAGTGTTTAGTTCAGTAACATCAGTAACCGCGATTGAAGTTTCGAAGTACCATTTTTTACCAGTATGAATCTGGAAAACATCTTCTGATGCAGCTATCGCAATGTCTGATGCAGACGGGCTACCATCACCCATTCTTAACCATCCTTGCGGATATTGAGCTAACATATATGAACTTCCACCTGGATCTACGATAGTCCATGGTGCTAAAGATGTTTGTGAAAATTGCACAAAGTCATCTTGGAAAGCCCATTCTTGAGGTGATGTTCCACCAGTTATTAAAGGTTGCTTGATACCACTAAATAAAGAAGTACCGTTAGCTTTACCTCGGACGTTTGTTACGCCGCTTGAAAAGTGTGTTGTCATAATATCAGCGCCTCCTAGCGCCAGTCATTCTTCCTAAGAAAAGAATAACCAATTTATGTTTAATTAATCTTAGTTAGTTATTTATATGATAGTTTTTAGTAGAGTGCAAGAGATCCTTAAGGAAAAGTACGATTTCAGCGATGTGGCGTTTATTTAAGTAGCCACAGAAACTTGGGGGGCAGAATTCCTGATTTTATTTTCTCTATCAGCAATCTTAGATTCCTCGAGTTTGATCTCAGTAATAATGGTTTTAATAGCATTATCAATTTCGACCATATCCAGAGTATATTTACCACTTTGTTCATACTCAGACTGCCACCTCAACTCCAAGGATCGTTTTTGTTTGTACAGGTCTTGTAACATCCACAACCTCCTCATAGGTTATTCTCTTTACGGGTCCATACATTCCCGTTGGGTCCCATTTTATATCCTTTTTTCCAATTTTGTCAAGGACTGCTTTTTCAATAGAATCAGCATTATCGTCTGCTAAAACTTCAAATCTAGCATGATGATCATAGGCCCAAATGTTTACGAGAAATTGTTTCATAAGTATTATGTCTTTATTGTTAAAATGAGGCGGTTTTTAGGCCGCCTCACTTTTTATTTTGTACTAGATATTACGCACCTTCAACACCGAAGATACCTCTAGGGTCTGATACGCCAAAAACGTATCTAGCTCTAGCTTTGTATCTAACGTTGCCAGTATCGAAATCTCCTTCCATTTTAGTAGTCAATGGGGATCTATCGAAGTGTTTCATACCATTTGGAACATCTGTAATAATGTACCAAGAGTCAGAATCTGTTAGGTAGTTGTTCACTCTATAACCTTGAGGAATCATACCCATAGATTTAACTGCATTGATATCATTGTCAGCAGTTCCTACTCTACCTTGAGATTTCATCAATCTCTCAGCAGTGAACTGTCCAGCAGATGGAACAATCATCTTCACGCCTCTAGCAGCAATTTTTAAACCTCTTTCATCAGTTAGCGCAGCAATATCAATTAATGCTTGCTCTAATGATGTTTCGTTTAAATCCGCTTGAGTAGTCAGGGTGTTTTTAAAAGACCCTGCCATCGTTGGGTGTGAAGCGTTAAACAATGAAACGTTATCTCCAGAATCAAAGTTATCTACAGTTGGTAGACCTTGATTCAACGGAAATGCCGCTTTCACTTGTTTAGTGTTTGCCATCGATCTTGCTAGTGCTTTTGTGTATCTAGAAGCAAGTTTGTCGTACAGGTTGTCTTCAATAGCTTCCTCAGTGATTGCGAAAGCGAGAGCAATTGTCTCGTTCGTATATCTTGCTGTGAAAGTTTCTTGCGCATCGTCATAAGAAACGCCTTGTCCTTCAGGCTTAACTTGTGCGTTTGCGAAACCTGACAACATAACTTCTTCTTCAAAAGCTCTGTCAGATGATTCAGTCGTGTATATTTCAGCAGACTGATTTTCGTATTGTTTGTATTCCAGGCCGAATAGTGCATTCAAACCTGGCTCTAGTTCTTTGACTAGCTGATTACGTGATATAGCCATTTTTTATGCTCCTATTATGTTAAAACAGCACCGTTGTAGTAAATTGATTCATTCAATCTAACTACCCAGTTGCTATTAGCAGAACCTGTATCGCTGTTATCTGGATCTTCTGATAAACGGACAATTCTCCATTGACCAGTTGCTCCTGTACTTGTCACTGCAGTCGAAATTTCTTCATTTGACTGACCAGACAAAGTAGACCCCGCAGCATACGTGTGAGTGTCGATTAGACATCCTGCAGCTGCTTGAGTTAGAGTTCCAGCGGTTTGTACCTCATATAATTGTTGAGGATTATCAAAACAATACGCGTTTATTTTCCCAGTAGTGATATTTACCGCTCCTGGGTAGTAAGCTTTCCATGTAGGCTTAGCAGTCGTTGGGTCAATGTAATCACAGCCATTGAAAACACCAAAGTTCAAAGTATCCTCAGCTGGAGGGGAAACAGAAATGTATCCCACTGCAACTGCGTTACCGTTTGCATCTGTTGCGGAACTGTTGTGGTTCCCCATCATGCAAAGGTCACCTTGGTAAATCGCTGACGTTGAATTGTCTGCGATTTGGTACTTTGAAGTACCTTGTGTTTCATAGCTAGATCCCATACCGCCAACAGCTTTAAAGCCGAATGGAGCGTCTTGGTTTGCCATGTTAGTTCTCCTTATGCAAATTACTTTCGTAATTTACGGGTTAATGTTAATTCGTTGGTTGATTAGTTAAAAAATTAACGTTTTCTACCACCGAAGGTTGTTCGAGACTGACGATCGATATCGATCGGCATGCTCTTATGCTCAGCCTTCATAAGATCGTTGTCTACTGCTTCGATCTGATCTTTCGCTAAACCTTTGAAATAATCAGCTCGCGCTTGCGCGATCTCTTCTGGCACCCTAGTAAGCACTAGGCCTCCGTGTCCGATCACCCCTGAATACTTGCCGTCTGGTATTGCTGGATAGTCATCTTCTGGATATTCATCGGCTCTTACTAACT